TCTTGCTTCTCTTTTTGCCTTCAACTCACTCATACGACTGTAGAACCCTCTTGCTCCTTTAGTTCTAGCATCATATGGTGACTTTTCTTTCTTCTTTTTCTTTAAGTCTTTCTGATAACGTACATCGGGTGGCATTGAAACTCCACCACCACCACTATTGTTAGCTGGTGCATCTTCGTTCTTGATACCCAATAATGGGTCATCATAAAACTTCTTCATTATTTTATTGAATTCTAATGGCATTATAAATCTCCTATGTCCAATTCCTTTATATCCTCAGAAGATATAAAAATCTTCTGTTTTGTTCTATTGTGAATCACAGCAAATACATCTATGCCTAGGATAGTGTCGGCTGGTGGTGTATCCTCAAATACTTCAACTTCATCTCCCTCAAGAGCGTCAAAGTCTTCCTGATCTTCATCTGTTATAATAACATCCTGTGTTAGTGTATAAATTCCTTTCGACAACTTACCATTGTCTAGAGTAACTTCTTCTACAATAGTGTTATCAAGTTCAATATTATTCTCTGATAAGTATTTAATGAATTCTTTCTCAAATACTTGAGGGTCTTCAATGTGTTCCTTAAATGTGTCTTTCAACAAAAATAGTGCAGCCGCATACGTTCCTACTCTGGAGCGTAAGCCGGGCACTTTCAGAAATATTTTCTTGATGTTAAATACGAGTTTGTGCAGTATAGTATACGCACTTTGTTCACTTGCTTTATAAAGTTTTTTGTCTGTCCTGTTACCCTTCTCATCAATGATACCCATCTTAAAGGCATCAGTCTTGTTAAATGGCTGTGTTAACAGTTTAACAAAACGATAAGTGACAAACATGTCTATTGCTCTACCCATTATAGTTTCCTTAGAACTTCTTTGATGTGAACATCTTCATGGATGTCCATTAGTTCTGTCTCAGTCAACATACCTAGAAATGCCATAAAGGTTTTCAGAGTTGGCCAGTAGACAGGTTCTATCTTAAATATTAGTAAGGTAGCACCAGCATCAGTACCGAATATATTACTAATGACAATCATGTGATTCAGTATCAGGCGTTCCTTTAGTTCACCACCTTCGTGATACTTCCTAAACAAACGCTTTAGATACTTGAATCGTTTCATATCATCTTCGAATTCGGGTTCACCTTCACACTGTGGATTGTTGTAATGTCGCATAGCGAACATTCTAACATTATCGTTAGTAATCTTTTCAAACATAATATGTTAACCAGTTAAACGATTTTGGTTTTTACGAAATGTGTTCCATTAGTTATAACGTGTTCAATCTCTAAAGAAAGACCACCTTCAACTTTGTGGGAAATACCATCATCATTGATGTCATCTCCATTTCCATCTTTACCGAATCGTCCACCATACTGCGTCATTGGCATTGATTGTTTACCTGCCTCAGACAAGGTGACATCACCAAAAGTAAGTCCCAACTTTTCTAGTCGATCTCTTACTATATTCAAAGCGTGTTCTGGCATCAGATATTCCATCTGACCCATTGCACCTAAGAATGAATTGATTCTATCAATTGTCTTGGGGTTAGCAATATCATTAACTCCATCATCACCAGATTTAAGGTGAGCAGCCATTTGATGGTCTTGATATGACTCATTGAACTTGCTAAAGTTTTTCATTTAAGTTTATTCCTTTTTGACGTAGAAACTTTTGTAGTTTCTTCAACTTCAAAGTCCTCTACATTTGCATTAGGATTAACCGATAAAATTTCTTGAAGTGTTCCATTAGATTCGCTTTGATGCTCATCCCATGTTACAATTTTCTTCGTTGTCGGCATCCCATTTGCGCCCATACGTTCAGACATAATAATCTCCTTTATGCTACTGCACAACCAACATTTGATATAACTAACCAACTGCTGTTTGTAAACAGACAAGTTACTGTATCACCTACATCTTGGAATGTGATAGTTGTTGCACCAGTAAGTGCAGCAGGGGTAACAACAGAGTTTCCACCATCAGTAATCATGGTAAGAATTTTAATCTGTCCATTGGTTCCGTTTGCCATTGACCCAGCATGAGTACCAGCAGTGGTGTTGATATGCGTGATGGATTCCGCAACTGAAATTACTTCGGTTCTTCCATCACATAAATGAACTGTGTCATCCAATGCAATATATGTTGGAATGTTATTGAAAAAGTTTGCAACTGTTAACTTCTTGTTAACTGGGTTGCCACTTGGATCATCAATAACGTGTAATAAATCTTCTGCGGCAATGCCTGCACCAAGATCAGCTAGAGCAGTGATTTTCTTATCTGCCATTTTTATTCTCCTGTTTAATTGTTAAAACCCTCAACTCAACACCGCATTAACTGCGACATTATCGTCTTGCGAGGGAATGCTACTGTCGGGACTCGACTCGCTTAATAGGTTTAGGAACGCATCACATTGTTGGATTGCACCATTTAAGGCATTACCCTGTGAAACTACCTGTACCTTCATTTTCTCCAATTCATTCAGACGATCTTGAATCTTCTCAAGATCGTCTTTCAGAACTGATTTCCTACTTTCAATTTCACTAACACTTAGTGTCTTTTCATTCTTTTTCATAATCACCTTTAATTACTTACATACTTATTTATACTACGCTGCGGTTACTGTTAGCGACTTCTGTGCAACAGCGGTTGTTGCCAATATTGCAGCAGTACCTACTAAGGTTGAAGTTGCTTGTTGAGCAAGTCCTGTACCAGCCAATAAGATGTCTGGAGCAGCTTCATAACCAGTACCAGCGGCATTGACAGCAAGTGACGCAACTGCAAGTGTTAAGTTGAATGTTGCATTAGCACCAGAACCAGCACTTACTGATTGTTGGCCAATACCAGTAACACCACCAGCGATTGCAGAGTAGACGCCTGGAGCAGCAGCCTTAGGTGCTACTGTTAATACTGCACCACCAGCTACAGTTAGGATTGTTAGTACTGCGGTAGTACCCGTACCAAATCCGTTTGCAATAGTAATTTCTTGTCCAGCAGAGTATCCTGTACCACCAGCAACAACTGTTGCGCTGAATACTTTTGCAACCAAGGTGTTAACTGTACCAGCAGTTAAAAATGCGGTATTAGTATCCACAGTAGCAGTTGGGAAGGTTGTAGAACCAGTAGTTGCAGCTGCAATCGTGATTGAACCTAACTTATCAAGGTTAGCAGAAGTAATACTACCACTATTCAATGCAAGTGCGGTCGCAGATGGCGAACCACCACCAATTTTCAGTATATCATTTGTAGAAACAGTTTGTGACGCTTTAGTAAAGCGTATCGTGTTTGTTCCCGAACCAGCTGAGTAGTCTAGTGTATAATCACCATCACCATCAGTAGATTGGTTGCCATTGTCAACTGTCAATCGTGGCACGCCTGCAACAATAACTTTCTCGTTGAATACTGCATCAACTGTAATAGTTCTTGATCCATTGACTAAAGCAGAAGTGATAAAAAACACTTCTGTGACATCGGGGGCATTTAGTCTACTACTTAATCCACCAATAGCACAAATGACTTCTTCAAGTCCTTTACCATTTAATTGTGTCCAACCACCAGCAGTGGCAAACACTTTTCTTTTTTGTACAGCAGTAAGCCATTTAGGTTTTGCTTCATCTGCATCTCTTGTTCCCCATAGGGCCATAATCGTTCTCCTTTAAGATTTTACTCTTCTATTTATCTAAATCCAATTCTCTTCAATTGAGAAATGGTGTTGTTGGGGGATGTATGATGAATCCCAATACCGCCGGCGTTCTCCCATTCTTTGATATTTTTGATATAATCATCAATCAATATGTTAGGTTGATTACCAGTTGTGGCATATCTTTGCTTGTCTGCTCTCTTTACGAGATTAACTCTACCAGTAGGTTTGGCGTTTTTGGACAACCAAGCCTTCTTGCCAGGCCTACTGTTCCCATCATTACTAGAGTATGCAGATAAAATGTTTGCTTTATATTTGTTAATAAACTTCCACATCTTTTCGCTGCCGGGCATCCAAGGTAAGGTATGCCAAAAATCTTTCATACCTCGTATGTCTTCCCAGCGCTGTTCTTTTTCAACTTTATCAAATTGTTTACCAGTAAGGTTCTTATACCCACCTAGTAAATCAACAATAACCATATCCATGTCACAGTAAATGTCTGGCAACTCTTTTTCTGAAATTTGTGTGAGTTCCACAAGACGTTTCATGTTTAATCCTTTTCTTTGACATTTACATCGACTTTAGACATTGGCTGTCCTGTCATCGTTGTTCCATCTTTATCTTCAACACATGCACCTTCATGGGCTTCTTTACCGCAATCTTCACACATGACTTTTTTCTTTCCATCAGACTTATCAGCAGCTTCGCCCCACATGGTACTGATTGCACTAGAATATCTTTGCATAATCATCGACTTCTGCATGTCATCACTACTGTAGTCAGCATTACCTTCATCTAATGACTCTGTACCTTCAGTGTCAGCAGACTCATCTACTTGATAATCTTCTACCTTATACTTCTTGCCAGAAACTACAAAGGTCTTTTCACCCTTTTCTTTTGCAGCATTAAGTGCGCCAGTGAATGCATTACCTTCTTTTTTGGCGATTGACTTAGAGATTGCCTTACGCTTCTTGTGTAAGAACTCATCAGAACTATCAGTGTCACCATCGTTGTCGATGTCTTTGTCTTTGCGGTCATCAAACTTCTTTTTAACTGCTTTAGGTTGAACTGCGTCCAAGCCTTCACCATCGTCAGACTTATTGTTTTTATTTGTTTCTTCCAGTGAAGCCATGCTAAGTGCGTTAGCTACAGCACTCTCAAGACTTTCTGGTTTTGTTGTGAGATACTTAGCCATTTTAATCTTCCTTATTATTTAATTTATTAAGTGTTTGTTTTGCTTTTGCAATTTGCAACTGCAACTGAGCAATACGAGTGATTTTACGATCATCTTGATTTTGTTCAGCGTCTTCATGTTTAGCACCTTTGTTGTTAAACATACCCAGAGAAATAGTAGATTCTTCAAATTCTTCAGAACCCCATCCTTCTACGATCTTTTTCTTAGCAAAATAGTCTGCTATTGCTTGTGCAGTATTAAAAGACTTTTGTCCCTTTACACCTGTAATAGATGCGAAGAAACTATCTGAACCACCATCAAAGTCAGCAGTTCCTATTTCCTTACCTTTGAGCATGATTTTGATATCATCACCTTTTTTGACTATCTTGTATTCTCCCTTACCAGCAAGAACTTTTTCGTCAAGTGGCAGAGAGTGTTGTCCAGATTTCCGAACCTTCTCTGCATCCTTCATAGTCTTGTAAGGTTTGCCTACGTTTACAAACTTACCTTTAGTCATAACCTGTACTTGGAAACCTGAGTCACCGAGTTTATCAACACCTAAATTCTTACGAATTTTGTCTTGATTGCGATTACCCAAATCAATGATACGAATTGTGCCTTCTTTAGATGCTTCATCCATCTCAGAATCTTTCATTATAGAACCATCGGGCATTCTGTGATGTCCAGCTGGTACTTCATCTTTCTTAGAATTCATTTTACCATATGATTCATTCATTGAATCCCAATAAGAGGCGACATCCTGTTCTGTACCATGTCTTTTAACGAAGTCTTTCTTTGAAATTTTGTCATCCATACCATGAGTATATGCTTTGATAAAATCTTTCTTTGACAATTCTTTAGCAGTGCGTTTCTTATCATCTGCACGTTTGTCTTCATTAACATCATCCACAGACTCTTTGTACATGTTTAACTCAAACGAAGTACCAGTGTTGTAAACCTGTACTTGAATGCCTTTACCATTCTTACCCTTTAATCGGTATGAGTTGGTTTTACCATTCTTTGGTTTAGCTGGGCCCATTGCAACCTTATCGTCAATTTCATTTGGGTCGATTTCGATTCCAAATTTCTTCTTTGCGTATTCATATGAATGTTGCATAGCACCAGAGAATGTTTTGTGGTACAAGTCATACTTCTCATCTAATGATTCAGTACCTTCTTCAAATGATTCATTCTTTTGCCCTTCACTTACTTTTCTATCAACCTGTTCCCAAATATCATTTACCTTACTAAGAAGTGCCGACATCTTCTTCATCTCTGAGTCAACCTTAACAGTTAAGTTAATAGTTTTGTTAAGAGCACTGCCTGGCTTTAAAACTTTCATTAGTGTATTTAAAGATTTGTCAGTATCCTTCCACGGAAAAGACAAAGTAACATCTTCATCTAATGATTCAGTGCCCTCTTCAACTGATTCATATGTCAATCCGTCTACCAATGAATTGATTGTTTTGAAATCAAGTTTCATTATCTTTGCAATTTCTTTAGCAGACTTACCCATCTTAATGTGGTGATGAAGTTCTTTCATCCTACCTTCTTGCATATCAACATCTTCGTTCTGTTTCTTCAGAACTGCGGCAACTTTAGGATTATCAGACAACCCACTCTTAATCTTTTCGATAGCATCAACTGCACCCGACATATTATTGCCAGCATATCGCTTATCTGAAGCGATACCAATTGCCATCTTAATTTCCTTTGCAGAGAATCCTTCACGGACTTGCTCTAGAGCCTCATTCATGCTCATACCATATCTTGTCATTTTACTTTTCCTATATTCATGGGTTAATTTTAGCCTTTCATTAAGTCTGTTACTGACTTACCAGACCAAAACTTACAAGACCAATAACCAGCGGTAGTCTTATCCTTCTTTTGATCACAATTGTGTCTAGCACGAAATGCTTTTCTTCTTGCAGGGTCATCACGTTTTATTTCCATATTCGGATCACCAAATTCTACTTTAACGACATTTCCTTTATCGTTTCTTACATAAACTTTGTACTTCTTAACATCACCCTTTGTTGGGTTATTTAGTTCTTTTCCACTCTTATCATCCTTTTCAGTCATTTCACCCCAAGCATTCTGAAGTTGGACTGATTCTCCCCGAACTTGTTTTGCGAGGTCGGCATCTGCCTTTCCCCAAGTTCCAGAAGATTTGGTAACAAAAGAGTTAACTCTTGCAAAGGCCCACTGTTGTGGTGTTGTGCCTGGGCGGTGTCCCGTCTTCCATGCAACCATACCCCTGTCGTATACTTTCTTGAGAATACCATATGGCATACCAGACTTTTCTGCTTTCGTAACAAGTCCTTCAATCTTCTCATCTAATTGAAACTCTTCTTTTGGTACACAGTTAGGAACAGTCTTGCCATTCTTAGTCTTTGTACCAACTTGTTTGTGAGTGTCCCAACAAGGGTCATCCTCACCAAACATCTGCTTGAACTTCTTGGTGTGCTTAGATGGTTTAGTATCTGCATCCTTATCGCCTGGCGCTGGGCCATCTTTGGATTTTGCAAAATGTGCTGCACGTTTCTTCTTAGTCGAAACAGACATCTCATCACCATCAGCATCCTTTGCATAATACTTTGCTGGTTCTGTACCTTTTCTATCTTTAATATCTTTGTCTTGCTTTACGCCTTCGTACAACCGACTATATGTTCTTGCCAAAGTCCTTCCATCAATACCACTGAATGTTTTTGCAATCTTTGTTGCATAGTATAAAATGTCATGGGAAAGGTCGTTCTCTTTTTTCTTTCTATCAATTACTGTCTTGAGGACTTCTGCGGCCTTCTCATATCCTTTCTTCTTTGTAGTCTTTGAAATGACTTGGCGAATAAGTTCACCTGTAGACATTTCATCCAGTTCATACAACCACTTCTTATGAGTAGTTCCATCTTCTTCTGAGAAGACAAGATAATTAGTACCTCGGCGAATAATCTTACCACTCACACCACTGTATGATTCAGTAACACTATCTCCGATATTCAGTATCTCTCCACGAATATACATATCGCGAGCAACATCTTCTTCAGTGAATGTTTCTGTTCTGGGAACAAAAGACTCACGAACTCCCATGAACTTACGAACATCTTTAAATAGAGACATTCCTTGTCCAAACCCTTTGGGAAGTCCATTCTTGAAAGAATCGTAATCATCAGATATTGCTGCGGCTCTCATCTTAGATGCAGACATACCAGACACACCTTCTGAATCTGGGTCACGTTCACCAGCAGAGATAACTTGAATGTTTTCAAACTCGTAGTATCCGTGTCTACCTTCCATTTTGTTGTACTTCTTGAGCAATCCATCAAACTCTGATACACGATCAGAACCCACAACCATTATTACTGAGGTGTGTCCTTTGTGGTATAATGACACCGCAATCTCAAATACCTGCCTTGACTTATCAACCAAGATATTTCTAGCATGTTTTGGGAACATCTTTTTCATGTATGCGACTTTCTTCACATAGGGAAGAGGGTCTTTCTTTGCATTCTCTGAATGAGATACAAAGACATAATAAGGAGCACCAGCATTATTTGATGACTGTTTTGCAACTGCGTCCAATAACTTTTCGTGTCCTATAGTGGGCGGATTAAATCTACCGAATGTAAAAACACAAGTATCGCCACGAGCTTCCGTAATATCCTTAAAACTTCTCATTTTGCAGTTCCCACTTCTTTAACCTTTTTCAGTCTTTCTAATTCTTTCAGTCTAAGGGAAACCATAAGCTTCTTTGCAATCTTTTTAACTGCTGCACCCTTAGTCTTCATAATCCGATTGTCAAGATTCTGTCTCTGCATTAGAGATAGATTCGCATAATCATTTGCATCCATACCAGCAAACTTTTTAATAATAAGTTGTTTTGCCGCTTTGTTCGCACGTTGTTTTATCTTACCTTCAGGCGCTTTCTTTAATGCGTTTCTTGCCTTCTTAGCCTTAAAGGCAGAAGACTGAGCCATCTTCTTCATTCTTTGACCCATCTTACGTCTTGCCGCAACAGATAATGCCTTACGTTCAGTCAGATTTAATATTAAGTCATCAAATGTTATCATTTATCCCATGCCTTGATTGCAGTAAAGTTGTTAAAACTAAACTCCATTCTGTCTACTAGTTTAACTGCATCTCCAGATACTCTATCAATTGCAACATATCCTTCTGGATTAGTAACTTTGAATCCATTTGCAGTTTTAATAAAGGTATCAGTCAATCCCTTAACACTATTTAGTTTGCTTACAACTCCCATCTTTGCGTCAACCAAGTGTCCTTGGAATGCAATGATGTTCTCTAAATTCTTGGTGTGCTTCTTTACTTCACGAAGATACTCAGTCTGAAGATTAGTGTATTTATCCTTACCCTTATCACTCTTTACTTTGTCTATTTGTTTCTGGATTGCATCAAATACCCACTTCTCGTATCCCTTTGCATGTCCTCTAGGGTCAGTAATCTTTGCGCCTTGACGAACCTTACTATTATTGTACGTCTTTAACTGAGCACCAGCAAGTGTTCCTGAGAATACTTCTTGTAGTTTTAAGAACTTGTTCAATAATGGTGCGTTTATTTTAGCAAAGGTAGAACCAGCAGATGATAGAGATTTAGTAACGGCCGTAGTTTCACTTGCAGTCATTGTCGCCTTACCAGATACGTCCTTATAAGTTGCATCATCCATCCATACAGATGAAGGTGTAGATAGTTTACTAATGTTTGCACCGAAGTTTGCTTTCATTGCTTGCAAGTCACTACCAGCATATGTGGTGTGCCATACGACACCAATCTTAGATGATTTGATTTTCTTACCCAAATCCGATTTAACATCAACTGCATAGACGATAGTGTTTGGTTGGAATGTATAGTAACTATTACCTTCAATACTTGTTGTCTCAACATCTTCAGAAGTGTACATTAAGTCACCCTGTAAAACATCTTTGATACCTAACTTGGAGAATTCTGCAAGTGCAATCTTAAACTTACTATTCAATCCACCAGAGAGTCCATCGTCATCAATCTCTTGTGAAGTCTTGTATAGTTTTGGAGTTGCGTTGAATACTGATTTCTTTGCAACAAAGAACTTGCCATCAGATGGGTCGATACCAGCAAAGATTGCTGGAGCACCATCCCACTTTACTGTCATGTTTACAGATGAACGTGCTTCTCCTGCAAGCATGTCTCTTAGAGAACGAACAAAGTTAATTGCAGCCCTACCGCCAGGCACACCAAAGTTTAGAATCTCATCTTCGATATGTTCTAGGTGAAGGTTCTTTCCACCCTTGTCTTCTGTTATGAATGAATTGAAGTTAATCATTTTATACCTTTAAAGTCGTGAAATCACACATCATTCGGGTGGGATATCCGTCTTTTCCTTGCGTGTCTCTAATGTTAAGTTTAAACTTATAGTATGGTGAACT